GTCGTCTTGCCGGTTGTCTTTATGTAGCGTTTTACGATCACGTCCACAAATGCAGGCTCCATTTCCATGACATAGGCAGGCTGCCCGACGCTTTCCGCAGCGATCAGAGTCGTGCCGGATCCTCCGAAGGTGTCGAGGACGCCCTCGGCCCACTGTGTATTGTCCAGCAGTTTCTCCAGTATTTCCACCGGCTTTTGTGTCGGGTGGAGTTCATTCCCGGAGCGGGTGGCTTCGATCACATTCCCGTAGCCCTTGTGGTTGTCCCATGCTGGCTTTGTCCTGTGGGCGAACATGACGAGCTCATGCTGAGCCCTCCAGCCGTTACCCATTCCCGGTGTTTTCTTATTCCAGACGATCATATTCCGGATCGCAAGGCCCGAAGCCTCCACCAGATCCCACAAATAGAGCCACATTCTCCAGTCTGTGAAGATGTAGGCCACCTTTATGTCGGTAGCGGAGAGGACGGCCCTCATCAGCGTTTGGTAGCCTCTGGTGCTGAGGTTGTCCGAGCTGATCGTTGGCGTTTTCTGCCCGCCGTTGCCGTCGGACTGTTTTGTTCCGATACTTCCGACGGACTTCCCGGACTCCTGAAAACCTCCGGAGCAGTACGGTGGATCTGTGAGAAGGATCTCCGGGTGCTTTCCGTTCAGCAGCAGGCGCATGGCGTCCTCGTCCGTGGAGTTGCCGCAGACAACGCGGTGGCGTCCGAGGATCCAGAGGTCGCCCTTCTGGGTGATCATTCCGTCACCTTCTGGAGCTTCCGGGATCTCGTCCGGTTCTGTGAGGTCATTGTGCAGGGCTTCGGCCAGTCCAGTGACAAGGCTTTCCACTTCCTTGTCGGTGTAGCCGGTCAGCTCCATGGGGATCTCGCCGGTGTCAATGTCGGCGAAAATGTCAGCCAGCAGCTTGTTGTCGATCTCTGCCAGCTCTGCGATCCGGTTGTCGGCCACCAGATCGGCGTATTCCTCGGCCTCGTTCGTGTAGTTCTGGTAGTCCACCGGCACTTCGGTGAGTCCTTCGAGCTTGGCAGCAGCGAGGCGGCCGTGGCCCTTTACTATGAAGCCAGAGCGCTTCGACACTGTGATCGGTGCCCTCCACCCGGTCTGGCGGATAATGCGGCCGAGTGCTTGGATCTGTGCGTCCGGGTGTGTGTTCGGGTTCTTCGGGTTGGGGATCAGCTTCTCAATGGCCACGATCGCGTCATGGGCGCAGAATACTGGTACCCCTCCGGCGGTGGCCTTTGGCTGTGCTTCTGTTTTGTAGTCCATTTATTCGTCCTCCCTTACATACTCCCCGGCGTCTGCTGGAATGAGTCCGCACTCGAAGGCGCGGCAGATCTCCAGCTTTGACGCTCTGAGGATTTCGTTTTCTTTGCAGCCGGTGTTCCAGCATTTTTCACATATTTCTGGCATTGGCTACTCCTTCCGCGGCTTCGGCGCGTTCTGTACGTTTACGGTGTCCAGAGTGCGGGCTGCTTTCAGTATTCTGCGGCGGTAGTGCTTCCAGCTTTCGTCCTGTTTCTTTACGACGCCATAGATCGGGCCCACATTGGAGAGGGTGAGCTGTTCCATGGTTTCGTATTTCGGTAGACTGCGAGGGGAGAGCCCCAGCTTTTCGCGGATCCTTTTCTCGTAGTCGGTGTTGTTTTCGCCTTTATTTCTTCTAATACCATAAATGGGGCCGACGCCGTTTAGCGTGAGCCCTTTCATGGATTCGTCCAGAGTGCGGGAGATCTTTCTCCTGCGATTGTATTCCCTGATCTTTTTCTCGGTTCGTCCGATCCAGATCAGGAGAGTGGCCACCCAGAGAGTGATCAGCAGCAGCGCGGTGGGTACCCACACGAGCCCGGCGATCACCACCGGCCAGCTCATTGAAATAATGTCACAGACTTTCAGGATTGCCAGCACGGCCACGCCTGCGAGTGTTGCCAGTGTATAGAGTATCGGCCAGCCCATAGGCTTGTTCTTGTTATCGTCCATTTCGTCCTCCTTTTCTTTTAGCTGCTCGTCTGGCTGCGCGGTTCGGTCGAACCGGTTCCCGTCTGATAGGCCAGAGGGAGAGTGGGGCCGGTTTTTCCTCCTTGCTTCGCAGCATATCTCCGCCGATCTTGTGGAGTGCTTCTGAGTAACTCAGCGCGGTGCTTTCCGCGAGTCTGCGAGCTTGTTTTTCTATGTCGTCGAGGTCACACTCCAGATAGAAGGCCAGCACTTCGGCGTATTGCCTGCACCTGAGCGCCTCCAGCACGTCCCTTGTTATTTTTCCGTCGGGGAAGTAGTGCCTCGCGTCTATTTTGAGATAGTAGAGCCCCTCTGTGTTATTTTCTTCTTTCACGCTTTGCCCTCCTTCGCTGCGCGCGGTTTGGGCCTTCCTTTCGGAACGGTGACAGAAGCCCGGCTTTGATCGCGCACTCGGTACAGAGCATTTTCGCGCCCTGTTCTTTGGCGAGGCGGTCAGCTTCCGGGTGTTTCCAGCATTTCCGGCCGCATGTCGGGCACTCGACTGGCTCCCAGTCCGGGTGCTTGGCCTGCACGTCGCCGTTCAGGTTCTTGTCCAGTGGTAGGCAGATGATCCCGCCCCTGTCAGTCTGCTTTCTTGGTGTCAGATCGAAGCCGTGAGCCCGGAGCTGTTCGCGGGTGTTGTTGGTGCTTTCTTCCTGCTTTACCTCCAGCACTTCCACCTTGTCCAGTGGCAGGCAGAACGAGCCCTGCGGCTCCCATTTCTTTGCCTTCCAGTTCTCTGCGAACTTCTCCAGCGTATCGAACGGGCAGAGGCCCGCCTCGGTTTCGGTCTGGAATACGGTCTGCATGACCGCCTCGTCCTCTGAGTCCTCCCAGCCGTAGAGGTGCCAGCTCTCGCGGTTGTCGTAGTCCCACTGTGAGAACCAGAGCACATGGCCGTCGATCGGCCAGCCGGTACCTCTTACTTTTCCGGTGATAACTTTCGGTTTATATTCCATGGTTTTGTCCTCCTTAGAAAATTCTATTTAATGCAATAATAAGCACGATCACGGCCACGAAGGCGATCGTGATGTTCTGCTGTTTGAGTCCGTCTTTTTCTCCGATAACTCCAAAAAGCAGGAGAGCGGCCACGAGGGCCAGCACTATGTTTATGATCAGCATGTTCTTGTCCTCCTTTGGTTTGCCGGGAGAGCTTGGCCCTCCCGGTATGTTCCCGACATTTATGTCGGCCACATTATGCAATGATCGTGATTTTTTCGCGATCCGGAACGTCTGCCAGTGCTTCGGTGAGGTAGTTCTTTACATTGTCCACCGCCTGAGACTTCCAGAGGCCGCCGTCGGCAGCCACCAACTTGAAGGCAGGGGCTCCGCCGCGTCCCTCGCTGATTCTGAACACGAAGTCGCTCGCAGGCTGCGGAACTTCCAAAAATGTGCGGTACGGGATCAGGCTCACCGGGTTAGGAACGAAGGCGGCGTCCTTTGTGGTCACTCCTGTTTTAATGATCGCCTGCTGGCTTACGCCGTCGTCTGAGAAGGTTCCCTGCTGTGTGTTCACGATATTGCTCGCCATAATGGTGACGGCTTCACGGTCGTCTGTTTTCTGGAAGCATGACTGCATGGCCACGAGGAAGCTCTCCTGATCATATTCGCGGCCGTATTCAAACTGCGGCAGCAGGGCGTTGACCTCGAACAGAGTCTCGCGGTCACGCTCGGCCAGCAGCCCAGAGTAGAGCAGCACCTTTGTGGCACTTACCACCTGAATGATCATTCTGTCGCGGAGTTCCTCGCGGCTTTCCTTGATATAGTCCACCAGAGAGGTGAGAGTGGTCGCTTTGATCGGCTCGGCCTTGTCGGCTGCGTCATAGCGTCTGAGATCCTTCGTGCAGTATGTCCGGCCGTTGATCTCGATTGTTTCTGGCTTCTCAGCCTTTACGGCCAGCCCTGTGATATATGCGATTGCTTCTTTGATTCCTTCCATTTTCTTGACCTCCTTATGCTTCTTTTGTTGGTGCGATTTTTACCACCTTCATGTTATTGCGTCCGCCGGTTGTCTGGCGGTCGTCCGTAGGCTGCCCGGCGGTTTCGTATACCTCGCCGGTGTCCGGATCATAGTCGCGGCCCGGAACTAACTCAGCAGCGGCAGCAGGCGCCTGTTTTCCTCTGTTTTTCAGATCCAGAGGTTTGCCAGTTGGATTCTGTACCGGTGTAGGAGCTGCAGCCTGCGTTTCCTCTGGTTCAGGATCCTGATCAGTGCCCGTGAAGTCGGAGAGATCCATCTGTCCGCGGATCTGCCCGTCGTATTCGGCGATCTCGATCTGGCCGGTTCTCATATTGACGCCCATCACCATTTGCGTGTCGATCGCTTCGGTAGCTGCGAGCTTTGTCGTGACAGCGATCTGAGTTCCTACCATTTGGCGAGTTTTGTTCGGCGTAAATTTAATATTTACCGTGATCTGGCGCTTGGTGGTTGCTTCTGTATTCGGATTCTGAATATTTTCAGCCACCTGCATGAGTGCCTCGTTGAGCTTCTCGGCGAAGGCTCCGCCTGCGAGGGCTTCGAGGTTAATCTTTGCCTGTACTTTCTGCTTTTTCATGTGCTTACCTCCTTACCGCAGCCCATACGGCTGTATTTTTTCCGGTTCTTTTACTCGGTTTCTTTCCGACGACTTCCAGAACTCCGGCGCCTTTTAGCTCTGTGAGTCTCGGCGCCACGAAGTTGCGGTCGTAGTATTTCAGGTGGCCAGCAGCCACCAGCTCGTCGGTGATTTCTTCCACGGTCATTGATCGGTTTCCGAGGGTTTCCAATATTAGCTTGCAGCGTTCACCGCTGCGTGTTCGTATGCCGTCGTAACTCTGGCGGCGTGTCTGTTTAGTGATCCCGTCCATGGTTTCCTCCTTTACTAAAAGCAAAATATAAGTTGTCCTGTTTCGTCTGCCTGCGTATTCACTGGTACGGTAAAGCCTTCCCAGTGCTCATAAGCGTGCCCGGTCAGGCACTCAGCCGCTAAAATCAGCACATTTATGTCGCTGGCGTTTTTCATCCATGCGTATTCTTTCACATGCTGTTTTATTTGTTCCAACAACGGGAGCAGGCCGTCGGCTTCGGCCGCCTTTTCAACGTGCCGGGCCCAGTCTTTGATCTCGTATACTCCGCTTGGCGTTTTGTACGTTTCCACGCCTTCTGTGATTTTTCTCCCCTTCTGATCCTTTCCGACCACCGTTGCTGTGAATATTCTCGAAGATAGTCTGGTGTAGTTCTCGATCATCTGGCCACCTTCTTGGTGGTTGCTTTTCTTATGGGGCAGTTGATACCGTTATTCATGCACGGATCTGGGGAGGTCATGTGGTGCATACAAATTTTTAACGGTTCGCCCGTCTGTTTGTTTATGAACTTTCCACTCAGTATGGCGCAGGCTTTTGAAATTACAAAAGGCCCGACTCTGCGGAGCTCGCAGTATTCGCATTTCATGGCGTGCCTCCTTCCTCGGTGTAGTCGATCTCCACACCTTCCAGCAGTTTGAGGATCCCGGCGATATATTGCACGCGGTACGGTTCCAGATCTTCGAGCTTCATGTGTTTGCGCCCGTAGATCTGCTTCATGTCTCGCCATACTTCCCACGGTACCCGGTAGAAGTTTTCCAGCCCCACGCTCACCATGATGAAGGCAGCAGCTCCGAGCTTGTGGTGCAGCGTCAGACTTTCCACCTGCTCAGGAGTGAGGCGGCTCTGGTCGATCTTGTCGCTGTCGGTGTGTTTCGCCTCAAATACCACGGCCCGGCCGCCGGTGAGTGTGCCTTTGAAGTCTGGCTGCCCGGCTTTGGTGTAGCAAGCAAGGAACCGGCCCTGTCGGTCTGGCTTCCTGAGTGGCTTCATGGGCTCCGGAGTTTTTTCAATGAAGGCCACGCCCTTGTCGCAGTACCAGTTTAGGCTTGCAGTGATCATATTCTCGAAGTGTTCACCGGCTCGCTTGCTCTGGAGTCCTTTCTGGCTATGCTGCACTCGTGCAAGGGCGGTGCTGGCTGTCGGATCCGGGTAGCCTTCGCCATTTCTTCCCGGAACCGTGTCCCAGCTCATTGATCTACCTCCGAGTCTGCGCCTTTGTCGGCCTCCAGTGTAATGTCGTGGCCGGGGTGTCGTCTGAGCTCGATCGCAAGGTCTAAGATCATTTCACCATTGATCCGCACGGTGGTGGATTCGATCGCGGCGACTCCGTTCAGGTTCCCGACGTGAGAGGGGAGGACGATCAGAGCGTCACCGATCGGAAGTGCCTCGACTTCGCGGTTTCTGTAAAGCTCGGCAGTGTCCCGGATCGGGATCTGGTGCTGCTTCGCGTATTCGATCTCGTTTCTCATGCCTTCGCTCGGATTCTCGATACCGTAAACCCAGAGCTCGTCACACATGGCCAGAAGTGAGAGGCCCATGTCCATGCCCGCGGCGCGTTCCTCCTGCTTGGTGTCGTCAAGAAACTGGGTAAAATATACATGAGGCGCGATCGGGATCACGTCGTCCCAGAGCTCGACGGCTTCGCGACAGTAGCGCTGGGCTTTTTCTATGTTCTTTTCAACGTCCCCGCGGCACGGAGAGCAGATGTAAACCAGTTTTTTTCTCATGCGCTTGCTCCTTTCATGGTTTTGCTCAGCAGCTCATTGTATAAATTCCGGTAGAGATCGCGCTCGGTTTCGAGCTTGATCTTTTCAATGTCTGGATCCTGCTGGACGATCTGGAGTGGCTGCTTGCTTATTTCTTTCAGTAAATGTTCCGCTTCTTTGGCTGCGGGCTTCGGATCCATGAAGTCGATCCCCAGAGAGATTGCCAGAGCAGAGTCCACGGCTGTGAGCTCGCTCTTTGTCAATTTTCCGATCAGCGTCCCGATCCTTTTCACGCTTACGCTGTTTACCTGTTCGCATAAGACGGTAGAAGGGGAGAGTGCGCTCCGGATAAATACATGAGTGGGGAGGTCATTCTTTGGTTTGGTGGTCATGTATACCACTTCCACAACCTCGCTGTTTTCGTTGTTCTTGTCATTGGAGACGATCACCGCAGGACGGCCGCCTCTCTGCTCGCTTCCGGTTTCCCGGTATGTGCTTTCGATATAATAAATTTCACCGCGTTTCATGGTTTGGCTCCTTCCTGAGCAGCCTCAGTGAGTCGCTGCTCTTGTATTTTGCAGGTGTCAGGGTTAATCTCTATCCCGATATAGTTCCGCCCTTCTTTGAGGGCTGCGGCTCCTGTGGTTCCACTTCCTGAGAATGGATCCAGAACCGTGTCGCCCGGTTTACTCCCGGCCAGTATGCAGATCTTGGCCAGTTCCTCTGGGAACGTGGAGAGGTGGGCGCCTTTATATGGCCGTGTGGCGATTGTCCAGACGTCCCGGCGGTTTCGTTTTCCGGTTTCATTTCTCTGGAGCCCGTGGCTGCCTCGATCCACTTCGGCGCTGTTGGCTTTGGCCTGATCGTGAGTGTAGGCAGTGCCGCCGCGGAAGGTTTTCGCGTTGCCGCGCTTCCGGCCGGGCTTTTTCGGATCGTACCCGACGGCCAGCTCCTTGACGGCCTCGGCGTCGTAGTAATAGGCGGCCGCTTTACTGAGTAAAAAAACATACTCGTGAGATCTTGTTGGTCTGTCTTTGGCACTTTCCGGCATGGCGTTGGGTTTGTTCCAGATAATGTCCGCCCGGAGGTACCAGCCGTCACTTCTGAGAGCCAGAGCCAGCAGCCACGGGATCCCGATCAGATCCTTGCGTTTGATCCCTCCGTCCTCGATATGTCTCGCGTAGCTGTCGCCG